TCCAGGTGCAGTACCGAACGAAATGGTGGTTGCGTTGGCAAACGTGTAATCAGTGTCTTGAGTTTTTACAACAGCGTCAAGAGATACCTTGACATCTGCTTCTTTAATATAGGGGAATGTAAAGGAATAATCCGTTGTGGAGTTATTCCCAGTGTATGTATTTTGGGTTGTTGCCATTGCTCACATAGTGTTAGCGGTTTACCATATTTAGCAATTCCTGCGCTGCGTCAAGTTGACTTTGCGATCTAGTACGATCTGTATTGAGATTGTTCATAGCCGCATTTGAAAGTCGTTCAGCCTTTTTAAGTGCGTACACTTCTGGATCTTCGCGTAACGAAGCCCATGCTTCTCCTCGTGCTGCAGTAAATGCTTGGTGGATTAACTGATTATGTTTATATTTCATCGGATCAATACCCCTACCACCATCACGGCGTAGATCATCTTCCATTTGTTTCATAGAAATAATGGCAAGAGGATTGCGGCTAATTGCTTCTAATTTTTTATCTAGACCTTGCAAACCAATAGCACGCTGAAATTTAGAACGAACACTAGGGCTAGCATTTAAGTTTGTGCCATCAGGAGCGCTAGTGGTAGACAGTCTCATATCATAGTTACTGCGGAACAGGAATTTACGTCCCTCAGTTTGATCCATGTTAAAGTTAATAGGACTAATTGCGTTAAACAAACGAGTCACTACATCCCAATCTTTAATTGGCTGACCAGTTAGAATATCATATTTAATGGGCAGAGGATCAGTTGTTAACTGTTCAGTAGCCAAGTTACGGTTACGGATGCTATCAAAGAACCCAGACTGCAATTCGCGTGTATGAGGTGTTATAACACGTCCAATCTCATTACGCAGAGAAGACAAAGGTAGCGTATTGTTTGCTAAATTTGCTGCAAGTTTTCCTAATTTTTTAGGATCGTTTCCAAACAAATCAACTAATTGCTGCATACCTTGTAGGTACGTTTTAGAAATCATACCTTTGCCAAGAATAAAAGCATTAGCCATCAAACCTTTTTCTACAAACTCATCACCCATTAAACGTTGGTTATCACCAAGGTCTGCAATAGAAGCAAGGATATTTGAAAAAGGTTCCATAGATTCATAGCTTACCCACGTGTTTCCTAATTTAATAGACCGTGGCACCCAGCCAGCATCTTCCCACGTTTTTCGAGTTGAGTAGTCATTTGGACCGTTGCCCGTAAGATTACCGCTAAGGTAATGCATACTTGCCATAGTGATAACACTGCTGCCTAGCATAAGCCTGCCGTTCTGCAAAGCCTTAGCGTTTGCAAGATCTTGAGCATTTTCAATGCCGTATTTCATAACAGCAGTCAAATCATCTGGCTGTGCCCGAGCAATGTCGTTAAACTCTTTGACAAGGAAATTAAAACCAGGAACATGTTTCATTGACAGTTCCAAGCCGTTAATACCTGTGCGTGCAAAAAGATAAAAAGGTTTTAACAGTGGTTGTTTTTCAAACAAATTATCTAGAGCTTGAGCAAAACCACTAAGATCTTTAGTCAAGGTAGCTTCTTTCTTTGCAAACTCTAGGAAGTTGTCACTAACAGAACCGTCAGCAGGATCAAAAATTTCTTTGTAAAATTCATTTTGATACTCACGCATTACGCTGGGGTTAATGTCATTCATTGCTCCAGCAGCAGGTGAGTCAAGAGCTTTAGTCATAGCCAGCTCTTTTGCCCGTGCTCGTGCAAGCATCAAAGTAAAGGCATCATCAGTAGCAGCCATCAACTTAGTAGAATAAGTTAAGAAATTGCTTTGATTAGCAGAACGTGCAATGTTTGCAAGACGGTAAGCGGCTTTGTCTCCATCACTACCACGAGTGTCAACCCATTGACCCATTAACTGCCATTGATCTTCCATCCGGTCGTATTCAACAAAACGACTTTTCATTGTGTGGATGTCACCAGACCAGTAACTATTGAGTCGAGTAAAGAAATATTGAGTAGCTTCAGGGATAGATTCCACAAGAGCTGACACAGACGCCATAGATTTTTTCATCATTGTAGCATCTTGGAAACCACCGCCTACATACTGTGCCAAGCCACCTAACATTTGTGACAAAGGACGCAAGAAGACAGCAGTAGAAGTGCCCATGATAGCACGGAGGGGTGTCTTAGGTCCGCTAAGGACGCTGTTAATCATCACACCTTGCAGTTCTTTAATAAGAGAACCCGTGTCACCATCACCGCCTCGTAAACGGCGTTTCATGAAAGTGTCCATGTCAGTCCAGTTTTCAATCCTATTAGACATTGAAAACGCTTCCATCACAGCCCGTAAAAATCCACGATCGTCTGACTTAGTAGCCAGTTCCATCATCATATCTACGTTGTTACGTGTTGTTTCTTTTAAACCTTCTAAAGCTTCGTTAGCAGCTTTTTTAGCAGATGCTGGATCTTGTGCACGCAAAGAACGGAATTGATCAGAAATAAGATAGCGTGATCGTTTAACGTTGTAAAGACCTAAAATTAGATTATCGCGAACTGCTTTAACCGGACCGTCAATGTCTGCAATGTCAGCCCAGTTCATAGTCTCCCGTGCACCAATTGCAAGGTCACGTAGTTGAGTAAACAGAGAAGCGTTTACAAGGTCAGCAACGATGACGTTCTCCATTGCCCAAGCCAGTTGGTTATCTTTACCACCAGTTTGGAAGGGGTCTGATTCAATAATTTGTTTCCAAAACTCTTCAGGAGAAAGCTCTTGAGGATTACGGCCACTGACAATTTGCTGGTAAGAATCATAAGATTCTTTAAATACCTGCTCAATGTCTAGTTTCTTTTTCTTAAGATCTTTCATAAGCTGCTGGAACCTACGGTCACCTAACAACTCCTGTGCTTTTTGTTTGTAGAAATCTGCAGGAAGACCACCTTCATTAGCACTACGCTCAGCTTGAGCAGTAGTCATTAAAGAATCTGTAGATCCTCGTTCAGCACTATAATCTGTTTGAATGCGTTTAACTTGTTTGGATACAGTATAAACGTCACCGGTAGAAGTGTGGTTACCTTGATGGTCATCAGCCATTCCAGCATTTTTATCAGCCCTAAATCCATCGTCTTGAAGTTGATGAATAGCAGCCTCTTGATGCTGTTCTTCACGGCTTGCGTTGATTTTTTGTTTTTTACCTTCAAGATATTCTTCTTCAGTTTTAACTGGATCTACCTTAGATTCAGAAATAGCGCGTTGTGCTTCTACTTCTCCATCATCAGCTGCACGCAAAGCGAGGTTAGTTGGGTCTGTTTCAGGAGTGTGACGCAAGTTGCGTACACCTACCTTCATGCCTTCCAACACACCGTCAAAGATAATACCGACACCCATACTCTCAACAACGTTTTTGAGAGTCTTCATAACAGGTGAGTCATCATCATTAGTGGCTAACGGATCAAGAAAACTAGGATAATAGTTTTTTAGTGGTCCGTCTTTAAGAGTGCCAAGAATGTTATCTTCTTGTGAGCTTTCAGCTAAAACATCGTGGACTAAACCTTGAGTAGCACCAGCAATAAAAATGTTTTTACTAGCTAAAGTACCTTTTGCAACATTAGCAGCAATGCCTGTACCTTTGCCAATTTTGCCTGCAACACCTGCAACAGGGATAGCAAACGTTGCGTAACCCAAAATGCCACGCAAGATGTTACCCCATTTAGTGCGAGTAATGGGCTGTTGATGGTCAGGTAAAAAATCAAAGTCTAGTTTATATTCACCGGTTTCTTGGATCTGTTTATCCATTTCACCGGACAGCATATCAGAAATACGTTCTGGTGCTGTTACAATATTACGTGCTTCATCTCGCAAAGCGCCAAATACAACATTAGCGCCTTCTTGCAAGTTCTCTTTTAGCCCAAACTCTTCGGGCTTTTTAGACATGTGTGTATCGTCTTCATCAATGCGTTCGCCCGATTCAAGAGCAGCAGTTTTTTCCTCTTGCTCAGCGTCGTAACGATTTAACACGTCATCCATTTCAGCAGCTTCTTTAATAGCTGCACCTTTTCGATCAAGCGCTTCCTGGTCTATTTCAACCGGATCTGGTAATGGTAGCATTAGTTAATTCCCCTGAAATTTTGTCCAAATTGACATGGTGTATTCTGCCATATTAGGGTGATCACCAAACGCACCCTTAAACTCAGGGTTGTTCCAATTAGCTAAACCGTTAGGACCGCCGTACCATTCTGCAGCTGCTCGTCTAACAGCAACTTCTAACGTAGCACCACTAGATAGCTCTCTTTTTAGCATCCTATTAAACTCACCGTTAAGCACTGCATCTTGAGCTGCAGGGTTGTTACGGTATTCTTCTGAAGACAATCGTTTACCATAATATTTTTCAGTCCAAGGTCCAATGTTGGCTGGCATCACTTGCCCAACTCCAACGGCTCGGCCTTGACCGGGAACGTATTGACCTAGAACAGCGTAGTCACCACCAGATTCTTGAGAGATAATAGCACGGCGGAACTTGTTAGTAATATAACCTAACTGTTCAGTTTGTGCAGAACCAGCAATCAAGTAATTAGGGTTGTTAAAACTATCCCCAGAGCTTAGTACATAAGCCCTACCGTTACGCCCACGACTTGGGTAATGATTCATCAAATCACGTACTGCAGGCGCTTCTCGTGCAATAGCTCGATCACGGTTAGGAATTTCTCTTGCCAACTCATTGTTTGTGTATTGCAGATATTGATACCTTGCAATATCCCAACCACTTACGCCCGGCGTATCGTAGGCAAGAGAATGAAAGATAGCCGGGAGAGTTCCTTCCCCAGTCTTGACCCATTTTTCGAGTTCTTTGACTGCAGGTCCGAGTCCTGGAAGTTTAGTAGTGGTGTAATTACTGCCGGACATAGCATTATAAGCGGCAGTATAATTAGATTGTGATGCACGTGTTTCATTAGTGTCGAGTGGTTGATCATACGCTTGTTGCTCTGCTGCTTTTTCTACAATTTCCAATGCTGTATCAAAAGCTTTTGGGTCTCCAGCTGCAACACGTTTGTAATATTGACGAATAAAGTCTTGTTCAAATCTACGCTTAAAGTGACCGTATGCAGGATCTCTAGCAGAAAGTGCGTCAGTTGTGTACCTTTTGTTAGCAGCAAGAGTTGCTTGTGTGCGTACAAACTTCATTTGATCGCTATCTACAGCAAGAATTGTAGAATCATCAACTGGTTTGTAAGTTTGTGAACTGTTGAAGAATTGTTGATTCTCTGGGTGCATTCTTAGCACCTCTGTAGTTGTAATGGGGATTCCAGCATTAGCTTTACTAATGTACTGTTGTCTTTGAGCTTCCACATCAACGTCATACTTAGAGCTGTTCTCATCAAACCACTTGGGAAGATACCCAAGACCGCCTTGATTAACGTCAAGCAGTTTCTTTTTAAATGCCTCTTCAAGAGCTTCAGAATGCGGACCTTCAGGGTTTTCTCGGCGTTTAAGATCTTCCCACTCTTGTTGAAGTGTTGCGTTTTTAGCTCGTTGATCAATGTTGTGCTTGTTAGCAAACGCTTGGTTGTAACGAGTTTCAAGGTTAGCACGGGTGAAAAATGGTTTGAACACATCACCCATAAATTCTAGCTTACCGGTTGCTCGATTGAGAATTTGAGTGCCTTTAAGTTGCTCAACCATAGCAGGTGTTAGCACCATACTATCAGCTAAATAACCAAGTTCTTTAAAAGCAAATTCTTTAGCCTCTGCCATGCTGTTAAAACTACCAGCATGTAAGTTCAGTCGCTTTTCAAATTCAATGCCAATTTGATCTGGAGCTACATCAACTACAGTAGCTAAATCATTTTTAAAATCAAGCTCAAGTTCTTTTTCGTATGCGTCTTGTTGGTTTTTAGCAAACTCCAAATCATCTGCACGTTCCCATTCTTTCATTTTAGGGAACAAATATTTATTCAACAGCAGTGGATTCATACCAGCATATTGAGATAAATATTGACTTGATATAATGGTTTTAATGTAAGCGCGTTCAGCAGATGTTCTAGCTTCTAAAAGATTGATAGGTTCTTCCCGACCAGGCACATTGACTCGAAATTCGCGTGCGGCTTGCATGTAAAAGTTGCCATAATCTGTACCACCTTTTTCAGCCAACCCACGCATGTAGCCATACTTTGCCCAGCCAGATAAATTTTTAACTTGGTTAACCATGTCAACAGGCATACCTTCTTGATAGAATTGGTTAGCCGTTGTGTTGACTTGTGATGCTTCTTGTTCTAACACGCGCTCTTGCTGATCAAACTCAATAGAAGAGTTAGGGTCTACACCGTTGGTGTACGCCAGCATAATACCACGTTGTTCTTCAGCCTCATTTCTTTTTTTTGCTTGCTCAACAACTACTTCTGATAAAGTTGTAGAAAACTGTGCTAAATTCTTTACAGTTTCATCTTCTAGCAAATCTTGATATTTAAGAGCCTGCTCTTCCATGCGAAGATCAGAAAGCCTAGCGTTTGCAAACTGCTCTGCTTCCTGTAAACGTGCTCTATTGTTCTCCCTTAGGAGTGGGGTGACGTCCGGCGCCTGAATAGGTGCAAAGCCTTGGCCTTGCGCTGACGGCCGGTACAAATCACCAGACTCAAATCTTTGCATTTATTTAAAATCCTAATGGATTAGAAAAACCACCGCTGCCAATGCTTGATAGCCCGGCTGTGTTTGTACTATAATTAAAATTACCAGTCATTCCAGGATTACCAGTTGGACTAAATGATGGTCCTGTTAACATGTCATTAGTTCCAAATGCTGAACCTGCATCGGGAGCAGCCAAGCTTCCATATATTTGAGCACCAGTAAGCGCTGCATTACCGATTTGCAGCATGGTGTTAAATCCAGAACTACGTTGTTGTGCCATTTGCATGGGTGCAGGAAGTTGCCGCTGCATATAAGGCCGCATAGCTACGTTAGAATAACCAGCTAAATCACGGGCATATTGTTGTTGAGAGATTTGACCCAACCGTGATATACTAGCTGCTCGTTGATCTGTTGTACGTTGGTTGAGTTGAGCCATAGATCTGCCAAACTCACCACGAGTAGATAAAGCTGATGCACGTTCAAAGGACCTACCTCTACCAAAACCCATTGCAACATTTGCTCCGGCAGCCTCAAGCATTTGTCTTTGAAGACCTGACCGCTGAAATGCTGTTTGTGTAAATTGTTCGTTCAACCTCTGTTGTTCAGTTTGAAATGCTAAATTAGCTGCATCTGCATTAAACTGTTTTTGTTGGTTATAGAGGTTAACTCGTGTTTGATACTCTTCGGCTGCATAACGATTGCGGTCAGCAATCATTAAATTTTGCAGTCGTGTGTTCTCTCGTGCTTGGCGATTTTGAAAACGAATCTGCCGATTACGTTGCGATAAAGCTTGTTGGCTTTCTTGTTGTTTCCCAAAGAAACTAAGACCAGCAGATGCTGCTGCTATGCCTAAACTAAATGGATCCATTATCCCCTCCTATAAAAACGTTGGTTCAGTTTTCCTTCCCAATCTAAACCAAGCAA